AGCATCACGTCAACATTGCCATTCGTGCCAGTCTTGCTGGATGCCTCTGCATTAGCGTCTGGAAGTAATGCGCCTGCGTCAATCCAGATGCTTGTCTCTGCTGTCTCTGGTGAGCCACCGCCAAGACCAGAATAATTAGATAATGTGTCTGGGGTAACCGCTTTTAGCGCATCAGTTCCCGCATCCACTTCAGCTTGGGTTGCTAATTCAATAACACCCTCAACCGTGGTTGAAGCACTAACCTCGTCGCCAGAGTTGGTATTGGTAGTATTCCCAAGCTTAGTAAAGTCAGCAGGTGCGAGTAGTCCAGCATTTGTTGCATCGGCAAGCGGCAACGTGGCATTCGTGCCATCACTTGATGTGACTGTGCCTATTGTTGGTGCTGCCGTGTAGGAAAGGTTTGTGCTAACATTGGTTACCTTGGCGGTATTGAGTGCCACCGCTGAGTTGTTACCAACCTCTGTGTCGAAGTCAGATATATCTGCTGCGATGATAGCTCTGCTCTCAAAGTCAACCCCGTCAGCAATAAGTGCGAATCCGCTTGTTGGCGTTGAGGTGTTTACGTCTGAGAGGTCTGAAAGCTCTGATACAGATCCACCACCACCGCCAGAAGACGACAGTGTAGTTCCTGTCATCGTTAGTCCAGTGCCAAGGGTGATCTCCTCCATGTCCCCTGCTCCTGCGGCAGCACCCCTGCCTACAAGCTTTGAAATTCCCGTTGCTGGCACTAGGTTGGCGTACGGCAAGTCTCCCGTTACACCCGTGGTTAGAGAGACATTGGTAATGGTGTTGCCAGTTCCATCTATGGTCTTATTAGTCAGTGTGTCCGTGCTTGATCCAGTCACCACATCAGCAGTAGCTAATGCTGAGTCAACAGCATCGCCATCTACGTTCCACTGGACTAAGTTGCCAGAAGTCCCTGCTGTGCCTGTGACAACGCCAGCATCCGCTCCCGTGCGGTTAGCGATGGTGAGTGCTTCGCTGCCTGTTACTTCGCCAATGTGTGTAGCATTGGTAACCTTGGCGTTGTTAGCTGTGACATCCGTCTGTAGCTGTGATCCAGCAAGCCCCAAGGGTGTCACCATGTGAGTGTCCAAAGTGCCTGTGTTAATCTCGGTAGGTGTGGCAACCTCGGCAATGCCAGCCGTTGTCTGGTTTGCTTGAACCTCGTCACCTGTGTTAGATCCCGTGATCGAGTCAAGCTTGGTCTTGTCTCCGTTGACGAATGCGCCTTCGGATGGTTTGAGTTGGTAGGTAGATAGGTCTTGGTCGCCCGTGTTAGCTCCAGAGGACGTTCCAGTAAAGTTGTTTGCTGTGAGGTTGCCAGTGTCGTCAATGCTTGCTCCGCTGTTCTGGATAGCCTTGCCTGTTGTGCCGTTAAATCTTGCTATGGCATTGTCTGTAGAGCTTGCGTCACCCACTACGTCACCTGTGCCAGCAATAGCGTCCCAGACTGCTGTAGTGCCATTAGACTTGAGGACAAGCCCATTAGCTCCGATTGGTAGCTTGGCTGCCGTGTCTGCTCCTGTGCCTACCACGAGGTCGCCAGCAGCGTCAAAGATTGCGTCAGTGGATACGTTCCCAAAATCGCCAGCCTCCCAGATTTGGTCTGTATCGTTCCAGATGATTGTCTGTCCGTCTGTAGCTCCAGTGCCTAGTAGGTCGGTTAGCTCATGCTTGTGTGCTAATACCGTTCCGCTTGTGCTTGAGATTGTGCGTGTGTATCCAGTTCCAGAAAGAGAAGTGCCACCCAAAATAGGTGACGAGTTCATCATGCGCTGCATGAGATTATGCTCCCTGCTGCCGTCTGCCTTGGTGTCGTTGTGGATTGCCTTGGCTAAGGCGAAGTTATACTGCTTGTCCAGCATGATAGCCAGCTCAGTATCCCCCGTGAGTCTTCCACAGGTGATGCTCGCAAGCTTAAATGCAAGTGCCTCCACGAATGAAGGCGAAAAGAAAGTGGTGTCGATGATCTTGGCAACGTATGTAATCGTTATTGTGTCATCGTTTGTAAGGAGAGATCTTCCCTCCAGTGTGAATGATTTTGATGATGCCTCTACGTCCTCGCCATTGACATCCTTCAGGCGGATACAGTCACTTGGTAGTGCATATTGGTGATCCCATCCGAATGGTGGGTCTTCACCTAGCTGACTCAGGGTGACCCGCTTACCCGCAAAGTTCCAGCGGTGTTCCTCTAATAACAATTCTATCGCATGATCGTATTGATCATTCATCACCACAGCGACAGGGTCGGTGTTGGATTCGATGTTGGTGATGCGTCCCTCTCTGAATTTGGCGAGAGCTATGTTGGCGATATCTGTTTTAGTGGGCATAAGTAAAAATAGGCGGGAGCAGAAATCAATCTACTCCCGCCCAGTTAGGGGTGACTAGTTGTAGTCAACGTAGGTAATAACAACGCGAGCTGTCTGATCAGCAGTTGGTGAACCGATAGAGGTGCAGTTGATGACGATAAGCTCGTCTCCAGCAGCAACAGTATACAATCCGCCGTCTGCATCAAAGTCAACCTTGCCAGCGGAACTGAGATCCAAAGCTGCGGCAAGAGCGCCGCCGCCTGTGGTATCAACACCAACGGTGAAGGTTGTTCCTAGAGCTTCAGTAACGATGTAGGACTCAGCGAGGTTGATAAGCGCACCAGTAGGTAGCGTTACAACTTCGATTACGTCACTCGTTGCTTCAGTTCCAGCTACGGTGATGGTAGCGTTACACTGACGAACCTTACCAGCAAGGAGACGACCGTCTACACGGTTGTCGCCATTTTGGGTCTGGGTCGTTGCGAGGTTTGATTTAAATGTAGCCATAATATTTTATATTCTATATTTGTAGGTTAATAATCTGCGATTAAGGGCGGTCAACATTGATCTGGATAACACCTTCGTCATCGAGGCGAGTTCCACCCCATGCCCACTCAGAACGAATCTGTGTGTCGTGGCGCTTTGTTGGAAGCACGTCTACAAATGTCTCAGGCTCAGCGGCGTAACCGAATGCAACACAATCTTTAGCGAATGCGTAGCAGCCACGAGTTGCGGAAGCAACAGGAAGCAGGGTCGCGTCAACGGCGATAATGGTGAATCCAAATGCATCAACGATAGAGCCAGACTGAGCTTCTTCAAGCTTAGCACGGTAATCGCGGTTGATGAACTTGTCGTCATGAAGAAGGTCTTCGACCTCATCGTGGGTGATAACCATGCCGAGTGGGCTTGAGCCTTCAACGTTTTGACCAGCTACGTTCTTGCTGCCGAGGCGAGCGCGAGCGTTAACGATCTTGTCGTAGGTAAGTCCTTCGTCAGTGGTAGTGCCATCGTAGTTGTAGTTCTTAGCAATAGCGTTAGCAGAATCGAAAACAACTTCAGTTGTTCCGTTTTTGCCTTCGTAAGCAGAACCGCCAAGCATAGCGATAATAGCAGCGTCACGATCACGACCAGCAGCAGCCATGTGGCTCTTGATGATAGCGTTGTGAGGAGAATCAATCTCACCGAGGCGAATTGAATCAACCTTGGATACGAAGTTCTCAACGGTGCGGAAGTCAACATACAGGCTACGCATTTCAGTAGTAACGTCCTGTGGAGCTGAATCGACGAAGCGACCAGTCATTGGAGTTGATTCTACCTTGCCTAGCTTGTTGAAGCGGCGGGAATCACCTTGAACCGCGTATGTAGGAACGAGTCCTTGCAGGCGGGAAGTGAGTTGTTGGAGTTCGAGCTTCCATTCGTCTTGGTAAAGACTTGGGAAATGCTCAGGAACTGTGGATGTAAATGCCATAATTTTAGTTTAATTTAGTTTTAATAATAATTGGTTTAGGTTTTGCACCGTGATTGCAGGAGTATCGCCAAGTTTTGACGGTCGCTATCAGGGTAATGAAAGCGTTCTCTTTGCAGGGTGCGTCCAAGTATTATCCTTTAAATAAAACTGTGTCAGCAGTGTCCTCCGTGTGAACGCCCAAGTCATAACACATTGTGCATACAAAGTCAATACCAGACAAAAAAGTGAGATTAATATCATTTAGATGTAGACAAATGGAAAAAGCTGTGGCATTATTAGGTCGTAGTCGAGAAGGGCTTACAAGGATCTCTTTAGTATTGTATCGTTTGTTATTCATACGTTGTCCCCAGTAAGTGCTTCTCCACTTACTGGGGATTTTCGTTTTCCCCCTGTTCAATCAGTAGCCTACAGCAAAAGGGCTTCTACCAGACAGATACTAGACCACGCTTAAACGTAGTGGGATCGGGGTATCGAACATCGGTCTCAAACCTTGAACACAAGCGGGTTTGAATAATTGGAAAGGTAGTAGAGTGTCACAGCACCAACCGAGCTTATATACTATCTGAGGTGAACACCTAATGCCTAGCAATAGGCGAGGTGTATCAAAAATCAAACCATAGAAATAATTCAATGAAACATAAACCATACTGCTACAAAGCCAAATGCGTCTCCGTGTATGATGGAGATACCGTAACCCTCGATATTTCACTGGGCTTCGGCGTAACCATGCGGGAGAAGATAAGATTGTTAGGTATTAACACGCCAGAGGTAAGGGGCAAGGAGAAGTTGGATGGGCTGATATCTCGTGACAGGCTCAGAGAGCTAATTAACGGCAAGGATATCATCATCGCCACTCACAAGGATAAGGGCGGGAAGTATGGTAGGCTACTGGCAACCATCTACCTTGATGGTGTTGACATAAACCAGCAGCTCATTGACGAGGGTTTGGCTAAGCCATATTGAGTTACCTAATCCACTTATTCCTTGGCTTATCTTCAGACCAGTTGTAGTAGCCCCAAGACTTGTAAAGCTCTTCTGTTGTCTCAAAGACCTCGCTGTCTTCTGTGCTTGGAGGATCTTTAGCCCCGTCATAGTAGCCATTTGACCCATCATTCAGGTCACTTGACCCATCATTCAGGTCACTTGACTCAGTGTTTGGCTCTTTTTGTGTTTTTTTCTCGCCAAAGATACGATCCCAACCATTTCGGTAGGTCTCATTACTGGCTTTGGTGATCATGTGATCCCCCGTAATCGGGTTCTGATTGCTTGATGGTATAAGTTCCTTGTCCATAATAAGGGTGGACAGCCAGCGCAACACAACAAGCGCTGACTGCCCTTCACTAGTGATTATCTTTTGGTCTGATACTCCATCTTGCGGAGTTCGGAGTAAGCTTTCTGCATCTCGGGCGGAGCTAGGTGAACCTGACCGTTATGCTTCTGGTAAATAGCGTCTGCTCTAGCCTTGGCGCTTTCATTAGCTGATGCTGATGGCTGACCATTGCGAGGCATTGTTCCTTCTTGCATACCTTGAGCCTTAGCTAAGAGCATGTTCATGACCTTTGGGTTACGGACTGCTGCCATATCAGCTTCATTATCCATGTCGAATCCCACCACCTCTGCCATATCAACAGCAGATTGGATGTTTCTGTCATACTCACGACCCCATTGCTTCTGAAGTGCTGCCTGTTGCTCGCCCATTACTAACTCAGCTTGGTTTGCCAGCATCTCAGCGCCTTCAGAGTGTTGCTTAGCAGTGATGTCGCTATAAGCTTGTGATAGCTTCAGCGCCTGCTCTTGGTTGAGTCCAGCCTCGTGGAACACGCCGCCCCATTGCTCTGCCAAGTTGTCATTCCAGTCAAGACCTTCAGGAAGGTTCTCGAGGCGCAGATCATACTCGGTCGCGCTCTC